GTTGTGTTCGATATTATATACGATGATTGAGCATTTAAATAGTCCAAGCCTAATTACCCTTCCTGCGTATTTTTTGCCCTCTATCCATATGTATATACAATCTCCTACGTTTATTGAGTTACCTGCGAAGATCTTAAAAGATTCAGTTAGACCTTCTATCGTGCTTCGGAACAACATCGCTAAAAAGCCAACTGCAAAAAGCCAACCATAATTTCCGATTAAATTTGTTCCAATTTCTTTTAATTGTTCTTCTCCCATTCATTTAATTTTCTACAATTAAGGTTTCTACAATATCAAACCTTTGGAGTATTGCATCTAACTTCGTGTCCATCTTAGCTTGTGCAATATTAATATTATTTATATCACTTTGGTTCTTATTTACCCTAACTGAGTTCGTATTTATGTCTTTTTCAAAAGATTCTATCTTGTTGGATATTCTACCCTGTGTGAAAATAAAAGTGCCTAAAATCGTCAATATTGTCAATGCGAATCCAACCATGTTTAGCCAATCTTTTTTCATCTCCATTCTTCCTCTTTGTCTAGTTCAAAGTGAGGGAAGTCATCAAATCGATTGTCCATCACTTGAAAGTCCTGATCCCAATCGCCACCCCATCTTAGTTTAATACCTTTAGACCTAGCCAAGCCAAGCACAAAACCTGCAAAGAGAGTTTGTCTTTCTCTATCTTCCCAATCTACAGGATAAGGTGTGACATCAACAGCACGAGAAGGATTACTATTATGACGACCATCAGGGTATTTAACAAGAGTTTTGCCCTCGTCAAAGAGTGCGTTTTGTCTTTCTTCTTCCCTGTGACCTTCGAGAACTGAGCAATCCACGAATTGAATAACTTCATTGAATATGTCCTGTAGTCGTTTGTCGCAAGTGGCTAATCGCTCTCTTGATCTCTTACCAAACTTAGGCATTATCTTTCTAAGTGAAATATAAATTCATAGTCATCTGCTGCTGCTGTTGGCGTTCCACCTCGACTTATACCTGCAAAAAATACACTTGTTGAATCATCTTCTGCTTGAAGCATCATTGGTAAGCCTGAAGTTTCTGCTGCTGCGTGATTCCCAAAAGATTGATGATAAATAAGGTTGTTTACCATATCTACTGAATTTGTAGACCAATCTATAGAAACCACCCCACAAACACCTGCTGCTTTTGCAAGAGCATTAGTCCATTTTGAACCAGTTCCCACAGCCACATTTAAGGCATTTGCTAAATCTGTTGATTTTTGCATAAAAACTAAATCTATATCATGAGCTACATCATCTTCATTTAATATCGTGATTCCTATTAATTTTGAACACCCACCATTACCAATAACTGCACTTGGAATAGCAGTTGAATTAAAAAACACATCGTTGTCTGCGTATGCTCCTGTGTCTAATGTAGGTGATACTCTAATAATAGTAAAGTTGTTTGCTGTATTTCCCATACTAAATCTCCTCTACTTTGCAACCTTTAGCTTCATACACTTTTACATAATCGCCAAGATTATTTCTGTGAATAACTCGACCATTAGGCTTTGTTATCTTGAACTTACCAGTTTTTTTAACTGCTTTCTTTTTAGTTTCTTTCTTTTTGCCTTCAGCCATGTTTGCTCCTATTATTTGATTATTTAATTATTTTACCATTATTGTCAAATGTAACACCACCAAAAAAACCAATATTATCAGTTCCCTTCCCTTTTTTACCTCTTGTTATTCTATTTCCTACTTCTTGCATATAATCCATATATTTCATTGGACTGCCTTTGTAATATGCTTGTTGCCCTTTATCTTTGTCCTCTGCTAAACACAAATTATTATTAGGATCAAGTTCTACACCAAAATCCTTATTATTTAGATTCCCTATATCTTTCTTGTTTTTTGATTTTCTTATGATATTTTCTGACATTTTATTTCCCATAAGGGGAGTGTTTAGCTCCCCTTATAAGTTTACTTGTTATTATGATATTTCTGTGAAGATTTCAACACCATGCAAATCAACTAACTCAGTAACTGCCCAATAGCCATTACAAGCAATTACAGTTGATGCTGCAAGAGCGTTTCTGTCTGTTTCTATATCAAGGAAACTTCCAGCACCTCTATCAAGGAATCCAGCACCTATCGCTGTCTTAGCAAAGATAGCACCTTTTTTCTCTGTTGAATCTGAGCCATCTGCAACTTGTGGAGATGTATAGAAGTTAATTCCAGCTAGTGATGTAACAAATCCTGCACTTAAAAACTGCTCTGAAGCACTAGAGCCACCTGCAAATGCACCATTACTACCATTAACTGCTGCAACTTGACCTAATTCGTTAGATAAACCGAAAGATCCATACATTTGGCGTGGGTGCAATACTGCACTAAATGGTCTTGGAGCATCATTTGCTTCTAGTGAAGCAACAGCGTCCATAATATCTATCCATCTTAATCCTTCTGTTGAAGCACCCTCAGATGTTGCAAAAGCATCAAATAAAGCACATACATTAGCATCAAACTCAGCAGCTACTGCATTACCTAAAACTTGACCAGCTTGAACTAATATCGCATCATTACTTCCATGAACAACTAAGTCAGGAAGTTGTGCTGTAATAGAGTTTCTTAGAACTTCTACAGTATTAGCAACCGATGTTAAATCTGTTACTGCTGTATCAGCACCTTCTGCACCAGCAGAATTATTTGTTACACTACTAACAGCAACCTTGCTCCACTCAGGAAAACTTACATTAATTGAGCCTTTAGCTGCTGCTCCCATAGTAATTGTTGCTGGAGCAACTGCTGCCTTGTTAAATTGCACAATAGCTGAAGCTGTTGTTATTCCTGCTGAAGCTCCTACTGCTACATCTGTATCAGATATGCCCATAAGATGATTACCAGCGTAACCATTCTGAACAAACCCTTGAATGTTATTTAATAATCTCATTGTTTCTCCTTACTCTTTCGAGTAGTTAATTTTTATTTTAATCTATTTAACGCTTTATCAGCACCTTGTGGATCTTTTTGAGCAAATTCTGCCCAAGAAGAATACCCACCAAACTCACCTGTTCCCTTTGTAGAGGTTGCAGGTCTTTGATTTGGTGTTCCTACTGTGTTAGTTTGTGTCACCCTAGCAGCAAACTTTTCCAACTTCCCGAGTGATAAATCTTCTGCAATTAGTTTATCGTCATCATTCGTTATTGTTTCCATGATCGATGCTCGTTTGTTGGTCTTGTAATCATTCCAAGCATTTGAATCAGCTTTGTATTTATCTAATTCTTTGCCTTGCTCCTCTAAAAGTGTTTTATACTCGCCTTGCTTTTCTAGTTCTTTTTTTCTATCAGCTTCGAGTTTTTGCTTTATTTCATTCATCTCATCTCTCAATGAATTTCTTTGAGCAACCACTTCATCTAGACGTGCTTGTGGAATAGTATTTGCATTTTTTACATCTTGCAATGTGCTTTGTTCAGCTTTTGTGCTGTCGTTTTTTACGCTGTTGTCATCAGCTATGGGTGTGTTTTCGTTTTGTTCAGTCATTTGGATTTCCTCTTTTGTGAGTTTTTAGTAACAAAATCTTATACATATAATAGTTATAAAAGTCAATATAAAAAAATACTTATTTCTTAATTCTGATTACAACTTTCTTATTCTTTGGAAATTGTCTATCAATTTCTTTGTCTACTCTAGTGTCGATCATCTTAATAACTTTCTTTGGAAAAGGCTGTCTATCGTCTGTGACTTTTCTTCCCATCTTTGCAAGATGCTCAACCCTTGCACCATAAGCTGCCCATTTAACAGAAGCAGAGTTGCTAGTGTGTGATGGCTTTGCATCATCTCTAAAATCCCCAGTTAAAACAGGAGATGTCTTGTTTGCAAATGCACTTTCTTGTCTAGGAAAAGAATCTGCTCTCTTTCTTTTACCATACTCTGACGTATACCCTTTAAATGCTTGTCCAAACACATCTTTGCCTTTGTTAAATATCTGATCCACATAATCTTTTCTAATTACATTCGCTAGGCTTCTAAAAAACTTCTTATCAAGCATCTTTTCTCGCATCTTTGCTTTCATCTGATGCTTCCACAGGCAACCATTGATGTCTACAATTAAATCCACCTCGTTCTACTAATACTGTTGAGCCAAATCGTGACTTGATCTCTTTCTCTGTCATCGCACCTGCTTCCCATATCTGTAAACATAAATCTCTTGTTCTATCATCTATTGCACCTACATATCTAAACTTTGTATTGTCAGGAGCTTCATCAATCATTATCTTCCCAACAGATGCAGAGTAATCATTAAGACCAGTTGTTACTAGCGTTTTCATTTGTGCATTAGATAGTCCTGCTTGTTGTTGAATAGCCTGTAATATACCTTGCTCTGTAGCTTCTCCCAACGCACCTTTAACGATTTCATTCTTTATAACACCACCCATTCTTCCCAAGCTATCTGCAAATGATGATTGACTAAAGTTGGTTAATGCTTGTAGTGTGTTTTCTGTAACCTCTGCAAATAAGGTCATATCAGCAAGTATTTTTGTATGTGCTACATTATATGCATTAATTATGTTTTGTGCCTTAATCAATACAATTTGCTCAATATTTAACTCATCTATGGCTAATAAGAACTCATCAATAGACCTAAACCTTCTATCTTTAGATAATTTGAGTAGATCCCTGACCATTTCTTGTTGTAAGGTTTCAACATGAGTTGCTATTGTATCTGCTACATTGTCTATATAGTTTTGATTAGCCACTATGCAACAGGTTTAGTTAGTGCTTCAAGTAACGAGCCATTAGGAGTGGTTTCTTCTGTTGGTTTTGCTACTCGTTCATCGAGATATGCCTGTGCTGTTTCTCTATCAGGGAATCTATCTGCATCTCTTTGCATTAAAACATCAGCTATGTCGATGATTCCATGTGATAATTCCCAATCCCACTTGGCTCGTCTTTCTTCGTCTGACAATATCTCTTGGTTC